TATGGCCAACAAGTGGCCATCCTTGACACGACGGGCAGAATGGTCTCTCAAGGGACCGTCAAGCCCGCCGTATTCAGGATGATGTAATGAATCGTACCGTTGAGAGGGTCTGGGGCCGTAATGACGTAGCATATGTGCTGGCTTCTGGGCCCTCTCATGGTCTCATAGATTTAGATTTGTTACGTGGACGTAAGGTGGTGATTACGAACAACATGGTGTTTAAAACGCCTTGGGCCCCGATTTTATGCGTCCGTGACAAATTGTGGTGGAAGGAGTACCAAGGCCGCCCTGAGTTTCAAAGTTTCGAGGGTGAGGTCATCACGGTAGTCCCTAATCATTTCCATAAAAATCTCACGTTTTTGAATTATGGGGGAAGTGATGGCCTCAGCCGGGACAGGTACACCGTCTACGGGTTAAACTGCGGCCAAATGGCCATGAACGTCGTATTCCTAAAGGGGGCGGGCACTATAATTCTGATAGGTTTTGATATGCGGAAGGTGAACGATTTGGATCATGGGTGTGAACCACATAAGAGGCCCGTCAAGGAAGAAAATTATAGTAGGTTCATAAGAAACATGGCTGTGATGGCATCGGAATTGCGCGACGAGGGTATAGAAGTCCTCAATGCTACACCGGGTAGCGCTCTTCCTTATTTCCCAATAATTTCCATGGAGGAGGCCCTTCGTCGTGGCAGACTTAATTAGGTGCGTAGTTAGGGGAAAGATGAACCTTCCGGGAGGCGGGAGGGTTCCAGAGGGGGAAGTAATTGAGGTAACCCTTCATCAATATAAGAATTTTAGGGACGCTCTTGAGATCGTGAAAGACCCTCCCCCCCTTCCGATATTGAGGAATAATCCTCCAATGTCTCGATTCGAACCTCGCACAAAGGAAGGGCCCGAAATTCAAGGACTAATAAGTTTGGAATGGACGGGGCCCGTCACGGTGGCGTGCGTGCTTAGGCCGTCTAAGGATTTTTCAGTGAATGTGGTGGAATTACTGTACCGTCAGTGTAGACGGTGGCTGTCAAGAATGGGTAGGTTCGTTTGTCTTACGGAAGAATCCGAGATGATGTTTAGCCCTGGTATAGAAGTGGTGCCTCTTCTACACCCTGAGTGGGCCACAAAACATTCTAAACTCGAACTTTTTCGCCCCGAATTGTTGGAGGATTGGGGCCGAGTGTTGTACATGGATTTGGATACGATACTGTGCGGAGATTTAAACCCATTGGTGTCGTATGCCGGTAGGTTCGCGATGTTGATAGACGTAAACTTCCCCGACAACCCCGGCTCCGGTGTGATGTTATGGGGCCCGGATCGCAGGATGTCAGAAATATATTATGACTTTTTACGGATGCCTCCTGGGGAGCAAATAAGAAAATACCCCATCGGGGGCGGGCGTGGTGACCAGTTGTTCATACGCAATCACACCCCGTACGCACCCCATTACATACAGGATTTTTTCTCGGGGGCGGTTTCCTTCAAGAAGCATTTCCGAGGAGAGGACGCCCCACCGGATATGCCCCTCTCGATGGTATATTTTCATGGGAGGCCGAAGCCTTTTGAAGCGGCCATGAAGTATAAACAGTATCGTAACATATTTGAGCCATGGCTTAAGGAATATTGTGAGTTAGATGAGGAAATCAAGTCTGTTTGGCCCTATAGGGAGGAGGAATGATGCATCTATACCCTCATGGCCGTGTTCCCAACAACCACCCGCAAGTGATACAGTTCTGCGTAGAAGCGAATGGGTGGATCAGAGGGGTGGAGGTGGGCTTGGGGCGGGGACAGAACATGTCGCACCTCATGTCCACATGTCCACACCTTCACATGATAGGGGTAGACGTGTTTAGACACATGCCAGAGGCTCCCGGGGAGGAAGCTTATAGGGCCATGAACCACGAGGGAAACAGAAAGCGTTTGCGTACCCTGGAAAAGGCCTTTTCCGAGAGGTTCAGGGTTCTCGAAATGACTTCTCGGGAGGCCTCCTTCCGGGTGGAAGAGGAGAGCGCCGATTTCGTTTTCATAGATGCGGACCATTCCACGGAGGGGTGCCTAGAAGATATTGGACTGTGGGCCCCAAAAGTAAAAATAGGCGGGTGGATTCTTGGACATGACTATAACCGCTTTGGGATTAACGAGGCGGTTAATAAAGCGTTTGGTGGATTTCCGGACGTCGATTATCAAGTTCTTCCATATTCGGTATGGGCGAAGAGGAAAGAGGTTTCCGATGTGGTTCGTACCTACGCGTAACAGGCCGGAAAGGCTGCAGAGGTTCCTCGACGGTTGCATCGCCACCGGAATGATCATGCCCGGTCTCATAGTAGTGGACGGCGAGGACGGCGGCGATTACTCGAGCGTTAAATTGCCGCTTAATTGGAAAATTGAAACAGCTTCCGTACGGATTGACGCGGGAGGAAGGCAAGAGTGCTATTTTAGGTCTTACCCCGACGCTAAGTTCTACAGCATCGTGAATGATGACGTGGTACCAGAAACCCCTAAATGGGACGTGGAACTGGCTCTAGAGGCCGGAGATTGGAACGTAGCTTATCCTTGGGACACGTTGAGTGAAATGGCGACCCAATTTCTGGTAGGTGGGAAGTTATGCCACGCCGTGGGGTCTTTTTCACTTGGCTTCATGCACACCATGGTGGACCGGGCGTGGATGGATATAGGGGCCGCCCTAGGAAGGTTGAAATTCCGCAAAGATATTCGTCTCCGTCATGAACATTGGAGCAGAGGGCTCGCACCGAGAGACGCCACGTATAAGCGGGAGTTAAATGGGGTCTCGACTATCGCTCATGATCGCGCCCGGTACGCGGCATGGAAGACAGAAGAATTCCCTGCGCTTATCGCGCATCTGAAAACCGTTGTCCCATTTTCTCTTGGAGCCCCCACATGAAAATCCTTGTCCTCGGAGCCGATGGATATCTTGGCTGGCCTACGTGCCTTCATTTTTCTATAAGAGGACATGAAGTCCACGCTCTAGATAGTTGCGTGAAGCGTAGGCTTCTATTTGATTTGGGTAGGAATACCTTAGTACACGTGCATGGGTTTCAGGACCGTATATCGGCATGGACCAGTATGACGAAAAAGAAAATCGAGGGATGGGAATGTAGTTTGATAGGAAGCTATGCTCGGTTGTCCAAGATTCTTCATACCATACGTCCGGACGTAATAGTTCACTACGCTGAACAACCTTCTGCTCCCTTCTCTATGATGAATGCGGCTTCCGCCGTGTACACTCAGGAGAACAACGTTTTGGGGACACTGAACTTAATGTTCGCGGTTAAGGAAGAATGTCCGGAGGCTCACATCATAAAATTGGGGACCATGGGGGAATATGGAACCCCAGGTATAGTAATTGAGGAGGGGTGGTTAAACATAACCCACAGAGGGAAGACCGCAAGGGTTTTATACCCTAAGAGTCCAGGCAGTTTTTACCATGCGTCAAAGATACACGACTCTACGAATTTAGAATTTGGATGTAGGGCGTGGGGCCTAAGGGTGTCTGATTTGAATCAGGGGGTGGTGTATGGGTTTAGTACCCCCGAGACTGAAAAACACTCTTATTTAGGGACAATGTTGTATTATGACGACATTTTTGGGACAGTGTTGAACCGGTTTATCCACCAAGCGGCTGTTGGCCACCCCTTGACGGTGTATGGGAGAGGAGGCCAGACGAGAGGTTTTATAAACATAATCGACACCATGAAGTGTGTAGAAATAGCGGCTCTCAATCCTGCCGATCCTGGAGAGTTTAGGGTGTTTAATCAATTTACAGAAACGTATTCTGTATCGGCTCTCGCAGGGGTGGTGGAGAAAGCCGCTACCGCTCTCGGAATGGAAGTTAAGAGAGAAAACATTGAAAATCCGAGGGTGGAGGCGGAATCCCATTACTACGACGCCGTGAACAGTGGTCTAAAGGCTCTTGGCCACCGTCCGACTAGACTGACTATCGACATGGTAAAGGAAATGCTACGCGTAACGGTGGAAAACAAAGGTAGAATAGACACGAAGGCTATACGTCCTTCCGTGAAGTGGAGAGAAAAAGGCTGGGAGGACCCTTGTGCCGTGGCTCCTTCTGTGTTATAATGGAGGGTAGTGCCCCATAGCGGGAGGCTTAAGGTGTCCATAGCCAGCAGGATAGCCTCAAGGATTTCTGCCCGCTCTCAAAAAATAGGGAAAACCGTTACCATTCGCAGAGTGGTGCAGAACTATGTAGTCGCTACGGGGAAGACCTCGGTGGTCAGTACGACGGATATTTCTGGTAAGGCGATGATAACCACGAAATCCAAAAGTAACCCTTCTGGAATGAATCCGGAGGAGACTCTTCGGTTCTTTCTTCCCAAGCACACGTCCATCACCTTCGATCCGGCGGTTGGAGATATTGTGGTTATTGGGACGGACATGTCCGTGGGGCCTTTTTATCGGATCGTGAGGTCCATCCCCAAGAACGTAGGAGAGGACAATTACGGTTTCCTCATCCTCTGTGGTAACGTGTGATGATTAAGCCGCGTGGAGCCATTGGTGGTAATGAAGTTTATGGGTGGGATTTCGTGGGGAAAACCACCGGTATGATTATTGACCCTATATCAGGTACGGCGGGAGAGGTAACTTCTCTAGGCCGAAGATTTATCCCCGGACACACTGAGACCCCGGTGATACGGACGCTGGTTAAAAATAAATTTCCGGGGGGAGGTGCCCATACCTCCATAAACAGAGTATTTATAGGAACATCCGTGGGTATTCAGCCCCGCCCGGGTCAGCAGGTGTTGATGTCGGGAGACGTGCCAGGATTTCTGGCTTCCGATTGGCAAGGACTCCTCGAAAAAATGATGAAAAGAATTGAGCAAGATGTCATGGATCGAGTTCTGTACGCCACCCAGACCGCACTTAAGGTGGTGTTTGAAACTTCCCCTATGAACACGGGGTACTATAAATACAATCATCGTGCGGCATTGAACAATACTGATGTGGGACTGGACCCGTCCCAAAAACCGGATAAGAAAATTCCGGTTCCTTCGAGTTCCGAGTTGATTGCGCGAGAGATGGGGGCCATCGAAGGGGCGGAGTTAGGGGAGGAAATAGTTTTAGGGACAGCTGTCCCTTACTCGGATTTTGTAGAAGGGGGAGGTAAGAACACTCGGTCACACAACGTGTACAGCCTAGCAGCCTTAGCGGCCACGGTGGTGTTAAGGGAGATGTTTGAATAATGGTCATCGCCGGGTACGAGGAAGCTAACAACCTAATTCGGGCGGCCTTTGACTCCGGATGGTTGGATTCAAATGTACCTGTGCTGTATGATAACTTTCAGCAGGACCCGGATGCGGACGCTCCGGAGCCCCCGTTCCTGAGGGTACAGATTCAACAGGCATTGTCCAGGCAGGTGTCCATGGCCAACGATAAGAGGGTACGGAAAGATGGGCAGATAGTAGTGGAGATCCTGGTGCCCGCTGGAGAAGGGGAGGGGCGCGCCCTTGAATTAGCGGACGATGTAGAGACGATACTCGAAACGAAGAACTTTGGCGGAGTTCAGATGGGAACGTCGAGAAAAGTAAACGTAGGGTCCGTGAAAAGCGCTTGGAAGCTAAACGTGGTCACGGATTTCTATTTTGACGTGTTCCGCACCTAGAGGAGACTACGGAAATGTCTGATGCCAATAGGACTTTGCTGTCGTATGTAGAAGAGTCCGTCTTCGGGACGACTCCTGTATCTGCGCTGAAAAATTTCCGGTTCACGGGGGAAAGCCTGGACCACACCACGGAATCTTCGCAGAGCGCGGAGGTGCGGGCGGACCGCCAGATTCCGGACCATATCCGCACAAACGTCGGAGCATCGGGAGATCTGAACTTCGAACTGTCCTACTCGGCCTTGGACGACTTCCTCGAGGGCCTTCTAGGGGCGGATTGGCCCGCAACGGTGAGCATTTCCAGGACGGACATACAGGCCATCGCCCCAAACAACGTGTTCTCCACGGTGGCTGGAGATTTCTCGGGCATTCAGATCGGGCAATGGGTCCTGGTGGCGGGGTTCGATACCGGGGCGAACAACGGATACTTTCTGGTGACAGATAAGCAGTCGGATTCATCGGGCGACTGGATTCAGGTCACCGGTGGCACCCTGGTGGACGAGGCGGCGGGAGATACCGTCACCATCAAGGGAACTTGCATCTTCAACGGAACCACGGCCAAGAGCTACTCGATCGAGAAGCACTTCCAGGACGTGAGCAAGTTCGATTCCTTCGTGGGCTGCAGGGTTGGGGCCATGTCTCTCAACATCGCGGCGAATGCCATCATCACGGGGTCCCTCTCCCTCACAGGTCTCCGTGGAGCCGCAACTCAAGTGGCTACCATCGGGACGGGGGCGAACGTAGCGGCACCCACGAACGACGTGATGAATGCGATCGATCACGTGGCGGCGATCCGTGAGGGTGGGACATTGGTCACGCAGGACATCACGGCGATCACTCTGGCCATTACCAACAACCTCCGCGCCCAACCCGCCGTTGCGACTCTTGGGGCGGCGGGAATCGGAATCGGATCGTTCAACGTGTCAGGCACGTTCAATGCCTATTTCGAGGACCGTTCTTTCCTCGATAAGTACCGTGGGTTCACCGAAACGAGCCTAGCCTTCCGGGTCATCGATGGGGACGGGAACGCTTACATGTTCAATCTCCCTGCCATCAAGTTCTCGGGGGGCCCCGTGGTGATCCCTGGCCAGGACCAAGACGTGATGGTGGACCTGTCCTTCGTGGCGAAGATGGACACCGTGGCGAGCAAGATGCTCAGCATCACGCGGTTCCCGGCCTAGTGGCCGGAAAGTAAGTCGGGATTAACTTAAGGAGGAATTGGGATGAACGAAGAACGAAAAGAGACGGAGATACCCGTGGGAACGGAAACGCCCGTGATTCCAGAAAAGGTGGAAAGGAAAGGGACCTATGCGGCCTATTACACTTCCAAGGAGAAGGAGGAGGAGGGGGCGTGGGTCACCTTGATGGACGGATCTGAATGGAAGCTGTCAAGAACAAGCTCTAAGCGGGCGCAGGAAGCTCTTCGGAAGGCGCAGCAGCCTTTCCAAAATATCACCCAGAGGGCAGATCGGCGCGGGGGACAGGTTCCCACGGAGATTCAGGATCAGATCAACATCAATTGGATCATGAATGGGATCGTGCAGGAATGGAAAGGTGTTACGGACCGAGAAGGAAAAGAGGTTCCCTGTTCTAAGGAGAATAAGGCCAAGGTCCGTCAAATTTTGATGGATCTTCCTGATATGCAGGTGGACCTCATCCTGGAGGCGGCGAAAGCCGCGCACTATCAGGAAGAGCAGGACGAGAACAACTTGGGAAACTGAAAGAGTGCCTCGCCTTTCAATTAACTTATGGCGAGGTGATGGAGACGCTGCTCAAGAAGGAGGACAGGGGGGAAAGAGTACCGGCCCTTGAGAATATGCCGGTACTCTTTCCCCACCTACAGTTTTATTGGGAGGCATTCTGGTCCTTGCAAGGTAGCCGGAGAATGGGGTTTGGGGTGGGGCCCATACCGGTCAGTGAAATGAAGGATTACCTTGAGATCATGGGCGAAACTGATTCCGATGAAGTAAGAAGGTTTATGAGGTACATCTCGGAATTAGACGCCGTGTATCTTAAAAAGATGAACGAAAGGGCTAAGAGCCGGACGAGGAAATAGGGGGCTTCTAGTGCCGACGATTAAGATAGGCATACGGCTTCCTACGGCGGGGATTTCCGCTGATTCTAAACTAGCACGGGATCAGCTTAGGTTAATAGCCCGCGAGGCCCAAACCACCGCCAACTCCCTGCGTAAATCCGCCGTGGGTATGTCTGACCCCATAACGAGAGTCGCGGAGGCGGCTGTGTTCGCCGCCGCTTCGTTCCGGGAGTTGAAACTGGCGGCGCAAGAACTTAAGAATACTGGGGCGGGGACGTTCTTTAACAAGATCCTCGCGGACGCGGTACACACTCATGGTAAGATTGAAAATATAAGTAGAGCCCTAGAGCGGTCTAGAGTAGACATGCTACGGAACCTTGATGTGATGTTCAAGGGCCAGCTTAACCAAATAACCGAGGTCGCTAGGCAGATAAACCAGACTGCTGTTAAGACCTTTGACGCTCTCGAGAAGGTGCGGGAAAAGGAGTCTTTGGGCGGAGACCCCCTGCGCCGCAAGGGTCAGCCCGGTACGACGGCTGCGGACGTTCAACGCATGTCCTTGGAATTGGAGGAGGAAACCGCTAGGAAAAAGGTTAGGATCAATGCGGCCAAGGACGAGGCTCTGGTTAGACAGGAACACATCACCCGGGGCGAAATAGCAAAGATTAATAAGAGATTTACTGATGCGGAATTTAAGCTCAAGGCTTCTCTCAGGGAGGAAGACCTTAAAAGAGCTATTGAATCCAATAGGATAATAACTGAGAAGAACGTAGAGGCTGAGAAACAAAAATTAGCCTTGTCTAAGAGTAACATTGAGGCTGGCCGTTCTGCGGAGTTGGAAAGAGTCGATAGGGCGCGGATAGAGCGTCTTAAAGAGGTCGCGAAGGCGCAGAACGAACTTAACGTGGAGACGGCTAAGGAAGAGGCGCAACTTGTTACCGCCAAGGTAGCCTCGGGAGAGCTTGACAAAGCGCACACGTCCCTTGCGCGCCAAAAGATCAGGCTCACGGAGTTAGTCGCTAATGAAAAGATCACTCAGGAAGAGGCCAATAAGCAATATGAACTAACCAAGACTAGGCTTCTATCAGTAGGCGATGCCCAGAACGCGTCGGGCAAAAAGATGGTCCGCGCCGTTAAGGACCAATCAACAGCTATTGATGAGTTTAATGTACGGGAGGCCCGGCGGGCTATACTTTTAGGACAAGGATCGGCGGCGCAATTAAAATTTGCGCAGGTTCAAAGAGACTTGAATAAGGACGTTCACGCCGGTCTCTTGACGCAGGACGCAGCAAATGATAGAATGGTGCGGGCCAGGAAGGTGTTCTTCGGTGGAGCGGAGGCGGTAGGAGCCACGCAGAGGAGGCTCCAGGGCCTCCGTGGAGAATTAAACGAGGTTGGCCGGGTCATGAGGATCGCTTTGGGTCCCCTTTCCCGGGCAGCTTCGGCGGTTACCAACTTCGGCATCTTGATCGAAAGTACGTCCATTAAGATGGCGGTCGCCGTTGGCGGATTCCTTTTAATGGCTTTCGGTGCGGTGAAAGCCGCGAAAGCGTATATAGAATTTGAGAAGGGGCTGGTGGGCGTCCGCAAAACCACTGATTTGTCGGCGGCGGGTATGGAGGTCCTCAGTGACAATTTTCTCAGGATGTCCACTCGCGTAAACATTGGGGCGTCGGAATTATCGGGGATCGCACAAATAGCAGGACAGATGGGAATTAGGGGAGTGGAGGACATTGCGTCCTTTACGGAAGCCATAGCAATCCTTACCAAAACCACCTCCCTCACCGGTCCAGACGCAGCCACGAAGATCGCGCAGCTCTTATCCATCACGAATGAGGCGGCCAATACCGCCCCTCGTCTAGCCTCCGTCATAGTGGATTTGGGCAATAAATTCGCGGCAAATGAGTCCCGTATCGTTGAGTTCGGTGTAGACGTGGCGCGGGTCGGGGCAGCTTTCGGGGTCACGGCTACGCAGTCATTGGCCATGGGTACGGCTCTGGCGCAATTGGGAGCTAATGCGGAATCAGGCTCCACCGCCGTGGGTAGGCTCTTCGCTAAGATGAATGAGGCCATAGACGAGGGAGGCATAAGGCTGCAACAGTTCGCCGAAATAACGGACCGCAGTACCCTTCAATTTACTGAGTTGTTCAGGAAGGATGCCATGGGAGCGGTCCTTGAATTCATAAAGGGCCTTAACCTTTTACAAAAGCAGGGGGCTTCTACGGCCCAGGTGTTAAAGGACCTTGAAATCGGGGGATTTAGAGAGATTAAGTCCCTTCTTCCCTTGGCTAAGGGGTATCAGGTCGCGGCACAGGCGCAGAGGGACGCCAGTACCGCTTTCAGGGACGGCAAGAAGCACCTCACGGAATTGGAAATCGCAAATAAGTCATTCGGCGCGTCGGTGGACTTTGTAGGGAGGAAGCTTAATGTAATCGCCGTAGAAATAGGTAGGGACCTGCTGCCCGTGATGAGGGCTCTCACTGGATCATTAAACTGGGTCCTAGACCATCAATTGGCTATAGAGACGGCTATATTAACTATAGCCACGGCTTTTGCGGCATGGGCAGCCGCCGCTAATGCAAATCCTTTCCTACGGGCCGTGAGCATCGGCGCGGCGATAATCTCCTCCATACCGGTGTTAGCCCGCTTAATGAAGGAATTAGGGGGGAAGGGGTCTCTTGAGGGCGGTAAAGCGATCATTGATGAATTAAAAATACAGCAACAGCAAATCGGGGTCGCCACTGAGCAAAACCTCGCATCCATCCAGAAGAACCTTGAGGTGGCCGTAGCCTACCGCGACAAGATAGAGGGTGTAATATCTGTACTGCAAAAGAAGATGGAGACACCGAAGATAGGGTCTTCCTTCGGAGTCACGGCTGGAGGCGGCCTCATGGTGGGGGCCGAGAGGGCTAAAATACAAAGCGAAATTAAATCTCTTCGGGGTGAAGCAGACGAGCTAGATGTTTTATTGGCCCAGATGCGAGTTCAAATGGAACATAGAATGTCTGGGGGCTTCGTTGAGGGGGCGCGGGAAATTACGGTTTCCACCAAGGAATTAGAAAGCGCCGTGGAGACCGTGGAGAAATTAAAGCGAGAAATGGTCTATTTTGGGGAACAGGCCGGAGTAATAACTTTCGGTGGACTAGCCTTGAAGGAGGAAGTGGATGACCTTCGTGAGGCTAGTGAGATAATTGAGAAATTGGCTGGCGGCAGGGGGCGGTCAATACGTCAAGACGTGTTGGAGGGATTCGTTAATCGGACGGGTTTAGGGGCCAGGGCAGAGGAACGGGACCCCTTCGGCCTGGGGTTCCCTATCGATGCTGAGGAAGTCAAAAGGAACCTCGCGGCCTTGATTCAGGCCCGCCGTATGAACGAGGAGAGCATCAAGAAAGGAACGCAGCACCTTAAGGATCAGACTGAGGCTGTAAGGAAGCTAAACAAGGATCAGAACGATCTGGTCCTCATGATGAATGCGGAAATTGCGGCCATAAATGCGGAAGTGGCGGGGCTTAACGAATCAGAGCGTGCTAAATTCATGGCGGTGGCCACCAATAAGCTTCTCGAGAAGGCCACCAAGGACGGCACCCTGGCTTATCTCGAGGAGATAGACGCGATACGGAAGGTAGGTGAGGCGGCGGGTGGGTTGTTTGATGCTAGAAAGCGTCTCGCGGAATTTAAGAAGGCGGAGGAAGAAGCCCGTCAAGCTTTGATGGAGCCCTTTTTACAAGCCATAAGGTCAATTCAGGACGCCTTTGCCGATATGTTTAAGAGCATCTTTGACGGCGGCATTAATTCCGCTAAGGACTTTTCTAGGCGGATGTTTGACATATTTAAGGGTATGGCCGCGCAGATTGCGGCGGCGCTGGTACTCCGTCCCGTCCTGGGGGGAGTGGTAGGGGCCATAGGGGTTCCGGGCCTAGCCACGGCCCTCGGGTTTCCTACTCCGCTAGGTGGCGGAGGCGGTGGCGCGGCGGGAGGCGGTGGTGCGGCGGGAGGCGGTGGCCTTTTATCTTCCTTAAGCTCTCTGGGCGGGATCCTTTCTCTCGGACAAAGCACTATTTTACAGGGTCTGGGGACCGATTTGGGCGTTTGGTTGTCGGGTGGGGCTGGAGCCTTTGACGTGGCGGCGGGCGAGGGGGCCTCTGGATTGGCAAGTTTCCTGCCCGGGGCTTTAGGCAACGCGGGCCTCAATGCTCCTTGGGCCATCGCAGGGTCGTTAGGGGCGAATCTTTTGGGTTTAACGAAACGAAATACCTTAAGCGGGGGGATCGGAGGCGGTATAGGAGGATTGTTGGGCGGAGCCTTCCTGGGGCCGTTGGGGGCGATCGGTGGCAGCTTCCTGGGAAGCGCGGTGGGCTCTCTGTTCGGTCCCGACAGGCGCAAGGTGACGGGGGCCAAAGTAGACGCCTCTACCGAAGCCCAGGTGGTGGAACTCGCTACCGGACTCTTGCAATCCCTTGGCCTTCCCTCCGCCGGAGGCCGCGAAACTTTCGGATCATCGACGTGGATAGGCAATCTCGCCCGTAACATGGGGGAGGGGAACATACCGGGGTCCGTACAAGGGGCTTTTAATTTCGGTTTCCAGCAGATTCTTCGGGCATCCGAGGAGTTTAAGTCCCTAGGCGAAGTGATAAACCGCATCAACTTCATAGACGTGGAACAGACCATTAAAGATGTACAATTCGCTATGGCTTTCATGGCGGAGGACTTCGCCCTAGGGAAGGAAGAGATATCAGATGCCAAGAAGGCCCTGGACGCAATAAACGGGGCGTTTGAGGAAGCTAGGCCCGTCGTAGAACGCCTGGGGCTGAGCCTCCAAAAACTCACTGACGCACAGTCAAAGGCCATATCGAAGCTGCAAGAGGATTTCAATGAGGCCGTTAGACTTCAAATCCTGGCTCTAGAGGACCCTTTGGCCCTGGCCTTGGAGGAGCAGGAAAAGGTGGCCAAGGAGAGGCTCCGGAATGCGGAAGATTTGGGGATCGATCTCCTGGACGTAACAAGGCTCAATGAATTAGAACGCCTTAACATAATGAAGGAAAGTAACGACAAAATCCTTGAGGAGGAGCGTAAGGCGTCGGAGGAGAGGCAGAAGCTGGTAGACGATCTTATTAAATCTATTAATGGAGCTAGAGACTCCGTTCAATCCTCCCTCATAAAGCTTACGGGAAGCGCGGAATCTCCCCTCGGAACGCTACCTGCTCTCGCCGTGGCCCAGGGAGAGTTTCTTAAGGTAAGGGCCAGGGCATTTGCTGGCGACCCCGAGGCTATGGGGGAGTTGGGTGCGGCGGGGGAGAATCTTCTTTCATTAAGCAGGCAAGCTTTCTCTTCAACCCCAAGATTTTTCGAGGATTTTAACTACGTAATAAGTACCCTTAGAGAAGCGATCACCGCTACCGAAGCCGTGATGCCGGAGGACCCCGCCCAGAAGCTGATAACCCAGATAGAATTGCAAACGCAGGGGCTTCTCTCGGCCATAGGAGGGCAGACCGGAATAATTGAGAACAGCGCCAAGAAGCAATTTGATGAGGCTCTCAAGCAGACGGGGGCCATTAAGGACGTTTCCGGGAACGTTCTGATTTCTGCCCAAAACAATTCCGCTGGATTGCGGAGGGTGTCCACGGACGTTAGCCAAGGGTTGCTCCCCATCGAACGCAACACGGGTCTCCTTCCCGTCAAGATAGAAGACGTTGAGAAGGCCATATCTCCTCTGGCGGGAGCGATATCCGCCATGTCCACTTCAATAGCTCTTCTGGCCGCCTCCTCCGGTGGGGCCACCAGTAACACCATTTTGAATGCCCTAGTGTCCATTACCACCGCTCTTAATACTTTCTTCCCCTTCTTGTCCAACTCCCTTTTCCAGATGACCTCGCCCGCCTTGGGGCTGCAATGGTTGGTCAACTTAGGAAATATAAGGGTACCCGCGTTCAAGGATGAGGGATCATTCAGAGTAGGGGGATATGGTGGCCCCGATAGCCAGTTCGTTCCATTTTGGGCCACGCCGGGGGAGAGAGTATCTGTAACGCACGGGCCGGAGGACGGTGAGACCGTTGAGATGCTTAGGGCGATAGGTAAGGCTATCGAGAGGGGAAATAACGACGCGGAGGAGCGGGAGGCCATTCTTAGAAAAGAGATTCGAGAATTGAGAGAAGTAGTGAGAAGGCAGCAGAATTCCTTGGATAGACTTATAACCAAAGTATAGGGGACGGAAAACATGACCCTAGTATACGCGGACAGGGTTCAACAGACGACTCAGACCGAAGGGACTATTACATATTCATTGGACGCCACCATTCCTGACGGGAAACAGTCTATCCTTGCCGCCGTAGGGGACGGAAACACTTTTTATTATACCGTGGAGGATGGAGATAATTGGGAAGTGGGCCTAGGGACGATACATGCTGGGACCCCCAACACCGTTGAAAGAACGACAATACTTAAGTCCAGTCAGAGTGATTCTTCAGTAAACTGGGGGGTTGGAACCAGAAACATATTTTTAGGGCTTCCAGCGGATGTCGCCAACTCCATTTTTAGTGAAGTTGTGGGATTTGTGGTGAACCTTTCCTCCCCCAACGGTAGGACGTTCACCAGGAGGTCTATCGCGGCTGGAGACGGTATAGGGGTGGTGAACGGAGACGGTCAGAGCGGGAGCCCCACCATCACCTCCACCTCGAGGGTCTTGAACCGCGACGTTACCGCAAGATCAGTAGATAACACGGTGACTGAAACGTCTATATACTCCTTTTCGGTCCCCGCCAGCACCCTAGGGACGGATAAAAAATTGAGGTTGACCGTATTCGGTGAGATAAGAAACTCCTTTGGCGCGGCAACGTTCGCGGTAAGGGGGAAATATGGGGCCACTACGTTCAGTACGTTCTCCTCCCTTAGCAACGCCGTTGAAGCGACGGGCAGAGCCATAAAGATGGTCTTTGAGATAGCGGCGTTTAACTCCGCTAATGCTCAGATCGGTGTAGGAGAGCTTAACGTAGGAGCAAATGGGGGATTCGGAGGCTCCGCCACAGGGTTCGGAGCCGTGGGCCACACGATAAAGACCGATATGGCCGAGGACAGTGCCTTATCCAAAACCCTTGAGGTTACGGTGCAGCACGACACCGCCGACCCCAGCATTGAATTCATTTCGAGCGGTGCCATCCTGGAGCTAGTGTAAATGTTTAGTAGAGTAGCCTTCTCGGTACTTCCTTTCTCGGTACTTCCGGACGAGGATGATCTATCTATACCTAGCTCCCTGTCCCTTATATTGGCTGACCGGGATGCGGATTTATTGTTTTTATTGGTGGGGGAACCCTTGGCCCTAGGATCCACGGTCCACGGAGGCCTTCCCCTCTCTGGCATGTCGGTCCCAGGCATGTCGCTAGAGGACGAGGAGTACTCCGTAGAAGGTAGCATAGTCCTGATAGCCGATAAGGAGTTTCATACGGAGCCGGAAGATGACCCTGCCAATAAAACGGCTAGCCCCCGGTTGATTCAACCTTTCAATTTTAGGATTGATGTACCCTTATTTAATTCTGGAGAATCTAGAGGAAGGTCTGCCATAGGTAACGTTGACATAATGAATGATGACGGGGGGATCGATAGCTTAATGGACGTAGTGTGGGTAGGCAGGACGGTCAGGATTAAGGTCGGTGGAACCACGAACGTAGGAAAATGGAACGAAAGGACTTTGACGTACTCGGAAATGGAGACGATATTTAAAGGGACGGTAGAAACCGTATCCTGGGACGAGTCTAAGATAACTCTTGGCATCCGGGATTCCTCCTCCCGGTTGAATAAACCCATCCAATCCTTGGTCTATTCTGGGTCTGGAGATTTTGAGGGAGACGCGGACCTCGCGGGTAAGAACAAGCCTATGTCTTTTGGCCGAGTGTTTAATGCCTCCCCCGCGTTGGTGAATAAAGTTAACAACGTGTTTCAAGCCCATTACAGGTCCATGCAATCCGTGGACGAAATCAGGGACCAGGGATTGCCTTTAGTATCGGACGGAGATATCACTGATTCGAGCCTAGGACTCTCCAGCGTCTTAGATTGGACCCCCGTTGCGGCCCACTATATAACCGACCTCAACTTAGGGCTAATACGCCTCGGGAACGCCGCAGCCGGAAAGGTTACTTTTGATGGGCATGGGGACAATGAAGGGTCTTATATAGACACATTGATTGAAATATTTAGGAGGGTCGCGGTTACGTTTGGAGCGGTATCGGACCCGGATGAAATAGATGTCAATGCCTTCACCCTTGCCCTGCTGAGAGAATCTTCCGAGGCCGGACTATTCGTAGGAACGGAGCCTAGAGACATTTCTGACGTTCTGGACGAATTAATGTTTAGTGCGGATGGCTGGTGGTCGTTCACCAGAGAGGGTACCCTCACCGTAGGCATATTTAGGGACCCGGATGGAGAGGTTGCCACAAGAACCGTAACGGATACCGTCATAGAAAACTTCTCCTTAGCGAAGGAGGAGGCTGGGCAGCCCGCATGGAGATACGCTTTGGGATATAAGAGGAACTGGTCTCCCCAGACCAGAGATGAGCTTGCTGACACCGTTACGGCCTCCAATAGAGAATTATACTCAGAGGAGTATCGGTACGTCTCCTTCTCAAAGTCCTCTCTCAGGAGCATATACACCGAAGCTAAGGATGTTAAGGTGGGGAGCTTGCTATATGACCAGACGGAGGCTCAGACCCAGGTTAACCAGAGGGGGGCCAGAGACTCTGGAAAGAGGAGAAAGTATAAGTTGAGGTTGTCCAGAGACTTATTCCAATACCGGGTAGGTCAGGTGATAACTTTGGTGTATGATAGGTTCGGGCTAGAGAATGGAAAGAACTTTTTCGTAACAGCCGTAGTTGAGAACGCGGTCACTAGGATAACGGAATTGGAGATACTGGGATGAGCAACATTCTGATAGCGACCCCTATATTCTCGGATTTGGGAGTAATCACCGCCGGGTCCCAGACCGCCGATATGAATGCGGAAAACTTGCTAAAGATACAACCCACGGATGTTCTCAGGGCGGTGGATCTGAACAACGTTTACGTGGTCGAGGATCTCTTGGCTGCAAAGACTATAAATCTGGCAGCCCTCATGTTTCATAACGGCACCAGCGCCTCCCAATGGAGGGTGAGGGCTGCGACCTCCGAAGCGAACCTCACCGCCGCCCCAGGATACGACAGTGGACTGGTTGACATGTGGGGGAAGTCAGGGTTAGACGACGACGGGTGGGAGAAGTATCACTCGTTCATGTGGTTTGGTAACCTCCCTAAGACGTACCAATGGTGGAGAATAGACGTTTCCGACCTCTCTAACCCCGCAGGGTATTTCCAAGCCGGTAGGCTTTACCTTTCCAACGCCTTCGTTCCCACCATAAACGCCGCATACGGTTGGGGGACTGGGATCAGGGAGAACTCCTCCAGGTCCCAGACTTCGGGGTCCAACACGTTTAGCGCCTCAAGGAAGGTTTCCAGGGTCCATAATTTTACCCTACCCTTCCTGTCGGAAGATGAAATGTACGGTAACGTGCACAAGATAGAGAGGCTCAGGGGAAACTCTAGGGACGTGTTGGTGCACTTTGACGTTGAGAACGGCGACAGGATCATGGATTGGGCTTATTACGGGCTTATGAACATAAAGGGGGAAATCAATAACCCCGTATTCGAACAGTATGAAAAAAAATTTGAAATAGAGGAAATCTTGTAGGAGGGGTTCAAAATGTACTTATCCGTAGGGAACAAGGCCCGGGAAAAGACCTCCACGTCCGGGCCCGGTACGTATAGTTTGGATGGAATCGTCAGTACTTCCTACATCACTCTGGCCTCAGCCCTCATCGCCACCATGGGTGGAAGCGGCCCATGGTTGATGGTACCATATCACGTTACCGATGGAATCGACTATGAAATCGGATACGGCACCCTCACGGATGACGTGGTGGATACCTTGACCCGGGAAAGGATAGTCGAGTCCTCCAACAGCAACAACGCCGTCAGCTGGCTGTCAACGGTAAAGACCGTAATCCTCGGGTTCCCCCCGGCACAATGGATGAGGTTAATGTCCGGCGTCAGCCCCCGTTTGGCCCTGAACGATAATGGATCGGCGGTGGCAGCTGGGGAATTGGTGAAGGTGGACTCTCCTGAGAACAGTTTCATGAAGACCGTGGCGGGGGACGAAGGCACCCACAATAAATACAGCGTCTCGGCCTGGGGGTCGGACAACGCCGCATATGACCTTCTCGTCTCATTGGGGTATGTTGTAGTGAACTGCGTGGGCACCCCGGTCATCGGTGAAGGCGTATCGGCCTCAGGGACGGCCGGGAAAGTTAAGACAGCAGTTACTGGAGATTTTGTAATTGGTTACGTTGTCAAGACGGCTGGCCTAACGAATCAAGTTGGCGTTGTGATGTGCGGATGGCGCGAATCAAACATACTTAAGGAGCACAATGCTGCTGGTACTCACAAGCCCACAGAAACAATAGCTTCCCTTGGTCTCGCCCGCAAGAACTTCGTCATCAACGGCGCCGCCGACGTGATGCAGGTGGGGGCCTATACCCTTGTTAAGGATGTGTATGGCCAAGGCCCCGACATGTTCATGGGAATGGCTACCGGGACGGCGGTAAGTGCAGGCACGTTTTCCAGAACTACTGGCGTAGTTGGGACAACGGACCAGTACGCTTTTCACTTTTCAAGCATTACGCTTACTGGCTCTGGCATCATTTATCTTAGGGGAAGAATCGAAGCTCAGGATTGTTACAGTCTCAAAAACGCTACATGTACTTTCTCTTGCCTAGTTAAACATGACGTGGGCTCGAATGTCAACTTCACCCTCTACGTCCGTAAGGCAAATGTAAGCAACAACTTTTCGGCAGTAACTGAAATTGGAAACAGTGGAGCCACGGCGGTTGTCACGGCAACCAGTACTCGGCTTACTTTTACTGTGGCGATGGGCAACGCTTCAAACGGCGTTGAACTTGAGATCAAGGCTGAGGTTGGAGCTGTTACCACGAAAAACGTCTACATTGGTGAAGTCCAGCTTGAGAAGGGCTCCGAGCGGACGGATTTCGAACGAATGCCGGTGGCACTGACCCGGGTAATGTGCCAGCGGTACTGGCAGCAGAGCTACAACGATGCAACGGCGGCAGGGACTTCTACGCAGGTTGGTGTTGTGGAAATGGTTGACCCGATAATGAGTGGAGAATTCTTTGTTCGATTTGGCATTCCGATGAGAACTACACCGACGGTTATATCTTACAGTCGAACAGGGGCTAGCGGAAAATATCGCGATGAATCTAGTAGTGCTGACTTTGATGCTACGCCAGCGCGAATAGGGCAGAATGGATTCGTTAATCAGTTTGCTACGTCGGGGGCTGCGGATGAAACAAAGTCCTTCCACTACACCGCCGACGCGAGGCTCCTATGAAAATTACCCAGGCGAAGTGGCAGGACGCGAACCACACCCTCTGCCGAGCCGTGGTGGACGGTGTGACGATGAGCGTTCCCGAAGGCTCTCCGCATTGGCCGTATCTTCAGAAGGCCATCGCGGAAGGGCTTGTTGTGGAGGGCGCCGATCCGGAGCCTACGGCGGAGGAAAAACTTGACGCGACAGCAGGCCAAGAAGTTAATACAAAGGCCCTGACCTCGTTTGCGTTGGCTCTAAAAGAGCAGTTTCCGGTTTTGGATGTAGTGAAATTAGCATCTCGCGCGAAGGCTATTTGGAAGACTCTTTAACAGAGGGCAGCCATGTGGGATTTCTTCTCTAAGGTACTGGCAGCTTTCATAAACCAGGGGCCTTGGTTCGCCTTTTCCATTCTCTCTGGGTTTATGGTGCTCGGAGCCGGATATGCGCTGTATAAATTATTTCTAAAGGAGCGCCGGTCGTCGCAGGACCGAGTTGGCGATTGGGTACAGATAGTTAAAGAAAACTCCAATACGAACGGTAAGTTGGTTACGTGCCTTGAGTCGCAAAGGTCTTACATGGAAGAGAGTACCCGGACCATGCTCCAAGGATTAAACGACATTCATGACCGTCTGACGGCGGCGGAGGTGGAGAGGCAGAAGGCGCTCACCGCCGTCTTAATGGAGGTGACTAGGCGTGAGAAATAAAGACTTCTGGATAATAGCTTTTAGAATGTTCATGGCCATAGGAGGTACTCTGGTCTTCGCCCTCTTGGCCTGGGAATATCACAAGCTAAGGACCATGGCCAATGGGTCTACCTGGCTAGCTAGGGTTTTCGCCAGCACGTCCCAATTCTTCACGTTGTTCTTCCTGGGGATGTTGCTTCTCACGGTTTCCGACCTATATCTTCTATATAGCGGAGGGGGAACCATTAGGACCGCTGCTACTTTCTTCCGGTTGATGCTGTTCGCAGGCGGGGGGGTGGTATTGTGGTCCTTTCGACGCCGCTAAGACGCTAACTGGAGGTAGGCCATGGGCGCAGTATCGCTTATCGGAATTATTGCGCAACTTGCCAGCACCCTGCTCGGGTTCGGGGCAAACTTCGTCCCCGACATAATCGGGTTCTTCAAGAAGAGGCAAGACAACGCCCACGAGATCGCCATGCTCGATGCCCAAGTAAAGTGGGCCAAGGAAGCCACTACGTGGAAAGCACAGGAAATCCGTGAAAAGGGCGACACAGCAGCATTCGTCGCGGCGCAGCGGGCGGGGGAAAAACAGCCCACGATGGGGGTCACCTTGCTAGACGGCCTGAAAGACTCGGGATTTCCATCGTGGGCCATGGCCCCTTTGATCTACCTCTTCGGGCTCTTAGACTTCCTTGTGGCCTTCGTCCGTCCCGGCGTTACCTACGCCCTGGTGATTTTCTACATCGGTTATAAGGTTGCCCTTTTCAAAGTGCTCGTGGCCGGTGGTGGGATCACCTCCGCAGGGGTGTTTGTACAACTATGGAATGAGCATGACTGGATACTTCTGGACGGTATCCTAGGGTATTGGTTCGGATGGAGGGTTAAGAAGCGCGAGAACAGCAAATGATCCGAGAAGTGCATCCAGAGGGACTCCGCCTCATACGCCACCACGAGGGGTTCTCTCTTGAGGCATACCGGTGCCCGGCCGGGTTTTGGACCAACGATACGGGCAATCTCATCACCAGGGACCGCTCGGCCCCTCAGCCTCCCCTCATATCCACGAAGGAAGCAGAGGAACTATTCCTTAGGAACGTCTCGGTGGCCGCTCGCTCCGTGCTCAATCTCATCCTCGTCCCTTTAACGGATGGACAGTATGCGGCATTGGTGTCATTTACGTTTAATCTAGGGGGTGGAAAACTTCAAGCCTCTACCCTTCGACGAAAGGTAAACGCCGGAGATCATGGAGGGGCGGCTGAGGAATTTGGAAAGTGGGTATTTAGCGGGGGCGTAAAGCTTCGCGGTCTGGTAATACGCCGAGAGGACGAAAGGAGAATGTATGTCAACGGCCTTTAAACGTGTCTAATATCAGCTTAGCGACGTTCTTCTTGCGTTGCAGGGCCGTCACAGCGATCTCTTCTATCTCTGATGCTATGAAATCCACATAAACCACGGCCTTATCTTGACCGTACCGGTGGTTCCGGTCCTCCGTCTGCACCCGAGTATTTAGATTATAATCAACCTCATAATAGAAGGACGTGGAGCATCTATCCTCTCCTTTCCCCCCTAGGAGAGTATGCCCATACATGTGCGATTGCGCCTGGAGCACCGCTACGCGGCATTTGGAGTCGTCGTTAAATATTTCCTTTCTATTCTCCACCTCCTGAACCTTCATGCCGCCTTCTAGGAGGACGGGTTCATATCCTCTCTTCCCCAAATATTCGAACACGGCCTTGGTGGACAGCCTAAAGTGCGTAAAAATCAATACCTTACCCCTGGTTTCCTGCAAAGCGCGCAACACTTCTTGCATCTTAGGATTCTCTTCCGTGGGTATGATAAAGTGCTCCAGTCCTTCATTGTCAATTATTATGCCGGAGGATATTTGGTGAAGTTTCATGAGCTTCGTCATGGTCATTTGCGCTTCCACGAAGGAGCCTTCATCGGTCTCGTCTAAATAAGTTATAAACTCCTCCTTCATTTCTAGATACATCCTTCTCTGTTCCTTCGTCATGGTGATCATTCTAGGAAGGGCGTATATCTTTTCGGGCAGGTCCGTCCATTCTTCCTTAAGGGCTCGGAACCCATTTTCGTCGACGGTGCGCCACAACTCCTCCACCAAATCTTCTTTGACTCCTACCACTTGCCTACCTTGAAACCCCCCCATTCTACAATACCGCAATTTAAATTGCGTGGCTCTGATTCCATTATATAGACCTACGAACCTTCCTTGCGCCCACAAATCGTGGGGACCTTGGCTTATGGGGGCCCCGCTCATGGACCTTGTAAACGCGGCCCCCTTTGAAAGTTGCAGGGCCTCGAAGGTCTGATTAGAGTGGGGATTTTTTATATTTATACTCTCGTCAGCCGCCACCATACTCCTCCGCCCCTTCATTATAGCGTTTAGGGCCTCCAGCCCCCGCGTCCCCTTTCGTATTGATTCATAGTTTATTGTTATGATGAAAGGCGGTTTCATTTTGTTCAGGTCAAGACTTTTTATGTCCTCTGGAAGCACGATTCTAGTTTTATATTTCGCACCCCATTTATCCGCCTCCTTAAACCAATTAATTTTGAGAGAATTAGGGCACACAACTACCATACCATCTATCAGCCCTTCGTTAACGAAATCCGCATATTCTGCCAAGACTATGGCTGTCTTTCCTAACCCTTGTTCTTCGAAATGTAAGAAACCTTTTCGCCGATTCGACAGTTCCAGTGCTCTCATCTGTACGGCGTGGGGTTTGCCCTTTAGAAACCAACTGCGTTCATCTGCGTTCATCTGTCTTCATCCATCGCCGGGTACTCACCACTGAGGTTGGACCCCAACTGCCCATTCATGTGGCTCTCCATGGAAAGGATTTTTTCTTCCCTGTCCGGGAGCACCCTAATTAAGGCCCTTAGGGACTTACTCAATTTTCTGCGGACGTACTCCTGAACGTCCTTGACGTTTTTGTTTCCCATAGACGCCTCATCCATTATATACATCGCAGCCTCAAAATCATCCGCCACCTTCATTATGGCGTCCATCTCCTCATCTTCCCTAACGGTCACGTTTGAGGGGGGCTTCCAATTCGGTATACGGTTTGATAACTGATCCTCCACCCAGGCACTTATTCCCTCCGCGTTTAGGGCCCTCTTTACCGGTCCAGGGGTATCGGACGTAATTATTTCAGGGAGGTCGTGGGTCAACACCTTCCACATGGCCACACCCCAGGCGTCCTGCACATAAGAAATTTCGAGATCACGGCATATCTGTAGGAAGTAGAGTGCTACGAAGTACTGATGCTCGGCTATGCTCTGTTCCTTCAACCTCCTAATGGTCCCCCAACGGTTCACCCACCGCTGGTCCCGTACCGCCCTATTGAATAGGCTCACCTAGAGACTCCTTCGCCGCGAGATACATCCGTATGTTGAAAACGATCATGGCCATATTTGCTACGTCAGCGGCCTCCTGCAATATCTCAAACACGTTGTCCCGGCCCAAAGCGTCATGTAGCTCCTGTACCTCCTTATGGAGCGCCTCTACCGCCGGAACTAAGGGCTTATCTATCCACTTCCCCTTATGCCGGTTCACGTGAAGCTTATACCGCATAGCATCTACAAATACCCGTATCTCAGCGTTATACTCCTTGGCTAGCTCTCCCCTATTAGAGGAGTGGAGGCGGTGGCGCGGCGGGAGGCGGTGGTGCGGCGGGAGATTGGGAGGAGCGAGATGATCAGGCATCATTTACCACCCCATCTTTCTTACCACAGCCGCCGTATCATGTTCGATGTCCTTCACCTGCGGTCCCAGGCCGTATGAAATAGGGAGAACTCTTATGGACTGTATCAGCCCTAGAAGGCTTAGAAATTCTTCGCGTGATTTTAGATAATTCACGAAGTTGAGAAAGACGTGTGTAGGGTAGTTGTGATAGTATGCATCCAAATATTGCCTCAACGAGAAAGTGAATACTCTTCTAACGCGGCCTGTTACGGTGGTCATCTCGGGGCTAACCCCTATTTCCTCCCACCGGATTTCCTTTTGGTCCGGGTAGTGGGGGCCACTGAATCCCACCATCTCCTTATCGTTCATGATGTTTCCTACTCTGATGGGGTAGGTTCTGAGAACCATCAGAGTATTGAGGAGGAATTTCGGGTGGATGCCCGCGTCAGAGAGTCCTTGCTGAACGCTGACCTCTCTCGAAGTGCAGTAGGGGTACGCCGTCCCACTGTTCAGGCCCAGGCCGAAGCCCTGGGGAATCTCTACCATTACGGAGGCCCCCGCCGCCATCATGGTGTTTAGATTCATGGTCCTTATCCTGCCACCAAACTCATCCCGCATGCGTTCGTTTTCCCCCACGGTGGCTCCCGGCATGCGCTTGACTTTCCTTGAGAGTGCGGCCCCGACACCCTTTTGGGTGGAGGCCAATTTCGTGGCAGAAGAGTTTATGTCTGCTTCTTCTTCCTTGCATTCCTGCGTAATCACCGCTGCCCGAGGGTGCACCACCACCCGCTCCTTGTCCACTCCCAATGTCTTCATCTCGTCCATTAAGACCTTTGGATCGATGATGGACCCCGCGTTAAGATAAATTATCGCTTTTGCGTCCATCACCCCGCTGGTGGGCAAGTGGAAGCACACGAACTTTTTGTTCTCCTTCACCGTCGTGTGCCCGGCGTTGGAACTGGCATTGGTGGTAGCCACCCTGATTTTTCCGGCATTGTCCACGGCTATGGCTGCCGCAGCCAGCCCCTTCCCCGTGGAACCCCATTGCCCATCGATTAGTACCGACGCCCCGCCCTTCTCCACGAATCCTTCGTATTTACTCATACCTTCTCCTTTATGATACCCTGTAATACAAGTACTCCCCTCGATGCCCGATGTAGTAGTCTTCATCCGGACCTGTGTCCGGAATCCAATCATACCGCCACATTTCCACTCCTAATCTTATTAAATGCTCTTCCACCGTACCATAGAGGTCGATGTTTTCCTGTGTAGCCCTTGCCATCTCTATGTCCCGCCGATATGGGTCCTGTTCCATCTCGGCCCGGAGCTTTATTTCCTCAAGGGGGGCTCTCACGTGGACTCCAACGACAAAGCGCTCCCATACATAATCCGTTATCATATTCATTTGCATCGAATTTCTTGGGAACCCTTCCAGCACTATGCCGTGGCCCCCATCAAACCTCCTCCATGCAGCCATGGCTTCTTCAACTCCGGCCCTCAAGATTACAGTAAGTTCCTTTGGGGCATCGGGGTTTTCCATTTTTCCCGCCCCGCCCGCCTTTGCGTGGAGGACTCTCATACCACTCTCCACCATCTTTGACGTACGATACACCCCCCACCCCTCATTCTCCAACTGATTGCACAATACAGTCTTTCCGGAGTTCGTGGCCCCAAACGCAACCACCAGCGTACGCTTAGTCAGTCCTCTGAAACTGGCTGCAAAGGCAGTCCTATAAGGCCCTATGTCCATTACGGTCTCTCCAAGAGCTCAATTATTTTATATACGTCCCACGGTTTCCCTACTTCCCTAATCACGCCCAACTCTTTTATCTCGAATATAGAGGCCGTTTTAACCTCAAGGTCCCGGCTTCCATAGGCTATCCAGTAAGGCGCTCTACCCCTTTCATCCACCTTTACACACAGGAGCCACGCTGACATTCCGCCAGCGTCCTGTTCTCTCTTAAGGAACTTTTTCTGTAGTTCGGTTATCCCCACTATTAATAACTTTGAGAAGTTTCTCGTAAATTTCGTCTCTATAAACCCCACATAGTCTTCCAACCCCTCCCACTTTAGGGCAGCAGGAAGGCGCACGTACAAATCCGCTACCCCCACCTTATACGTACTGGACATTTTGAACGCATGCCCCCCAGCGCGGTTTATGTCCCGTATAAGCTCTCCCTGGAACTGTAATTCGTTATTGGCCACCCTCAATCCTCACCGAAGATAGCATCACCCCAGCTATCTCCAACGTGTCCATCCACCCGGAGAGGGACCAGTACGAGGTGCACCAATTGGTCTGGACCGAAGTCCTGCATTATTTTAAGGCACTCACCATTTATCGTTTGTCCCCTGGCCCCCTCCTCCACCAGCCAATCGAGGGAATCATGGACCTGCAGGAGCATCTGATATGGCCGCCCCACGGATTTAAGATAATCATCTATCTCCACCATTTTTACTTTCGTGATGTCCGCTGAGGATCCCTGTACCACCGAATTACCAGCCTTATACGCGAATTCCCCCCGAGGGAATCTTCTCCTACGCCCCAGGAAAGTCTTAACGTAGCCCCTTGCCACCGCCCGCCTCTCGGCGCTTTTCATGAACGCCATTGCCTCAGGAAATGCGCGGTCATATTGGTCCCTATACTCCGTGGCCACGTCTATGTCTACGCCCAAATGTTTTGCGAGGAGCTTCTTCCCCATCCCATTTAGCATGCCCATGTTCATACGTTTAGCTGTGGGGTCCCGCTCCACCCCTATCATCTTGGCCACCACGGAGTGAATGTCCACAGGGGGGTCGGAGTTATACCCCTTCACTAGGGCCTTGCATTGAGTGTATTCCGTAAACACCACCGGCTCTTGCTGCTTAAAATCGTTTGTAGACCATTTTGTCCCTTCATCTGGCACAAATACTGATCTAAATAAGGGGGCCAGTTCCTTATCCCGTTTCGGTACTTGCTGCATGTTTGGGCTATCGCTAGACAACCTTCCTGTTACCGTACCGTATTCGTCTCCCTTAAGCTGATTAAAATTACAGTGTACTCTTCCCTTCCATAAATGCCTATCCAAAGTAGGAGTAATAAAGCTGTTTATGATGGTGGTAATTTTCCTGGCGGCTATCACGCGCCGCCCTTCCTCGAAGGTAAGAAGATATTGCTCGGGAAAACTGGGGTTCCCTTTCGGGGTGAGTGGAAAGTCCGTGCGGCCGAGTTTGTCCCGCACAAACTTCCTAACCTCTGGCGCAGACCGAACGTTCATGTTCTCCGGAAGCGCGGTCAGTGCCTTCTCAAGCTTCTTTTCCATCTCCTCCTTCAACTGCAGAAGCCTAGATTCATCCACTCTCACCCCGTGCCGCTCCATGCGGAACAATGTGCGCAAGACTCGGCATTCCACAGCCCATACCCGCCTAAGGTCCTGGGAGTCAAGTTGAATCTGCTGCCATTTATGAAGCTCCCACGTCGTCACCCCATCCCCGGAGGCGTAGTCTATCGCCATTTTATCGTCCCCAGATAGCCTCCAATAATGCGCCATCAAGCCTCGGTCCTTCGGATCGAGCTTAAATTTTTCGGCTATGTGCTGGTTAATTTCTTCCTTTAATTTAGCGGTCACGCCCGCCCGTTTGGCACAATCCGCTAAAGAGTATTTCCCGACGTTCTCATCTATCAGGGCCGCATTCACCATGGTGCATTCGAGAGGACCGTTAAAGATGATGCCGTGGTTCGCGGCCATATGGAGATCAAATTTTAAGTGGTGCCCCACTACCAATAGATCGGTCCGCGAGGCGATCTCTGCGTTAAACCTCTTCTCAAAGGGAAGCACCCTTGGACCCACGTCCTCCGGCCCGTCCGGAGTGTGCCCTTTCGAAATATTTCTGCCTCCTCCATGCCGTACAGGGACGTAGTAAGTGTCCTCCGGCCTGAGTCCGACCGTTATGACGTACCCCACCGCGAAATGCCGTTTCCAATCCACCCCCGTCGTCTCAATGTCAAAAACCAATTCTTTCGACGCCTTGACGGCCTTAAACATCCTATCTATGGACATCGAATCGGCGGCCCTCATCCTCCCATCCTCTCTAGGATGCGGTTCACCTGCTTCCATTGGTTGGGAGATAAGAACATCTCGGCCCCATATTCCACAAATTTCCCCACAATGTCATCAGCGAATCCCTTGTCCCACCCCGTCAAGGATTCCCCGTTTTCCTCATACAGTTCCTGAAACTTCATCATTCGTTCCTGCTCACCATCAGTTAACGACAACTTGGGACCCTCCGTATTGAGGATGAGACAGCACAAACTCTTTCAAAGCCTCGACCGCCAGCTCCGCTCTGACGGCCCGGAACTCAAACCACCGCTTAATCAACTCTTCCGCAGACGTACTACCCTCAGGGTCGAGAAAATCGTCCATCGCCTCACAGAAATGGTCGAGGTATAACCGGAACTTCTCCTCGGGACCCATCGGCAGAAAAAGCTTAGCCGCCCCGTCTTTGTCACCCATCACATATCTCCTCCTTAAAAAACCACCAGGGGCCGGGCTTGATACCGGCTCGGGGCCTGGGCTTAGGCGTAGCTTCTCAAACTCTCTCCGGAGGTCATCACCGGACGGGCATACCCTGCCCTAGGAACCCTGCTTTTACGACCATGGCTCGTTTGAGTACGTCGCCCCCTACCCATCTCATGCGTCCTTCCGCATCGCCCTAGTGGGCCCTGCCTCCTAGTACTTCGCCTTCGGGTCGCTCGCCTCGGGGTCCTCCGCCCCCGCCACGTCCGGCACATCTCCCTGCATGCCTTCCACGTCACGGATCTGAATCCCGCTCTTGAGGAACTTCTCGTAGAACTCCTTCATGGCGTCGAAGTCCTCCTTGCTTTGCAGGATGCCGGAGGCCGTGTACCGGAAATTGAAGAATTTCTGCCCTTCGTTGTTCTGGTCCTGAACTGACTCTACCCGGTGCACCTGCCCATATGCGGGCGCTCTGGACATTCGAATCTTCGTCACCAGCCTCCTGGCCACTTTGATCTGAGAACGCTGATGGGCGATGACCACCGGGGACATCTCCCGGTACTCCGGCTCAAGAATTACCGCCACCACCGCGATGATCTTCGTAGCGGCCGGGGGGCTGTTCGGATTCCGGGGGTCGTAAGACCCCCAATTCGCGAGGCCGGAGGCGTCCACCGTCGAAGCCAGACGCCAGACCACTTCGTCTTCGCTTCCCTTCGTCGGCTTGATTCTGAACTCTCCCTTCTCCGGAGACCATCTCCGCCCATCGTCGGAACGGGCGAGGATTCCACCCCCCATGTGCCGGGGCCTCCAGAGGATGTACCGGGTATCCACGAACACCGGAGTGATGTGCACCGGGAGTTGCACGGCCCTCTCGAGAACCGTGTGCCACAGCATGCCCGGCTTCGCACCATCGAAGGTCTTGGGCTCATCTGACAGGTCTTGCAGCAGCTTGAGTCTTGGGAGCTCCAGGTCCCGTGGGTCTACCATCTCCGTCCCCCGGCCCTGCTCTCCCTTCATGAACTCCGGCATCGAATCGGCGGTTTGGATTCCCTCTTCTTCCTTCCTCGCTATCTTCCCTTCTGAGGCTTTTGCCATTTCTTCCTCTCCTTAAAAGATAGGCGGCCCTATTTTCCCTTTATTGCCGTTACGCTGGTGCTGTGCTGTTGGAACACGTTGAAGATGTTATCCGGTAGCTCTCTGTTCTCCTCGGCCATCTCCCTGGCGAGAGCGGAGAGGGACGAGGCGTTGATGGTGGGCTGAATGTAATCCTCCAGCTTTCCTTCCCGGAGCCACCGAATTGCCTCCTCCTTCATGTTCTCTCTTACGCTGGCCCGCAATGTGACGGAAACCCCTACCCGGCACATGTAGCTGGGGTCGTCCAGCGTCAGCGAAGACACCCCCTCCTTCTCCATGCCCTCCGGTATCTCCGTCTCCTTCAACTGTGCCAGGATTCCGTTGATGACTTTCACCCCGTCGGATATGGCTTCCGACACCCGGCGTATCTCCACATACGCCTTCACGGTGTCGAGAAGGTTTCCCTTCACGGCCCGCTTATGTATATTTACGGCATTGGACGCCGCCTTGGATACGGCTTTGACCGCCTCCAGCATCTCCGGATATTGTTCTCTAATGATCGGGGTGGGGTCGTTTCCTGCTACCTTTTTGGCCATTCCACTTCCTCCTATCTAGCGGCGATCGCTATACTTCTATTTCTATGATGTAGTAGCCTTCCTCCTTTCTGTCCCATTTCAAACATTTAAATGCTACCGGTTCGTCTCTCGTGGCCGCCATAGCTGATACGGTGGCCACACACACCGCTATTGCCGCCGGGTCTCCCGCCAACAACAAATAGTCTTCCTTGAAATTAAAGTCTTTTAAAACGGAGGCAGCTTCCGCCGCCATATCCTGCACCTTCTCTTCCCAGTCATCTGGATAACATTGTTTATTCGTCACGGGCACCAGGACACCGTATCTCCGGGCTCTTGAAAAATTCTTGCTGTTCTTCTTGTTAAAATCCGTTATGAAGACCGGCATATCTTCCTCGTTTAGAAAGGCCCCCTCCCCCCCTGACTCGGCCCCAAGACCGCCACACCTAGGTTTACTAGGGGCAGGTCCGGTCCACTGCAAGGTTGGAGGGGGCCCACCCCTCTCATCCCACCCCCAGGGTACCACAGCCCTGGGGGCCCGTCAAGGGGCCGTTCTCCCCGCTACTCCTTCGCCTTCTGCCCGGCGACCGTGGTGCTCCCCACGACGATCTTCTCGCCGTTGCGGTTCTTGCCCCGGAGGATGTTCCCCAGGTTCATCCGCTGCATGCCGAGGTTCCGCTCGGCGAAGGGCCCCATATCGACGTTGTTGTCCTTCGCCACCTGCGCCAGCTTCTTGGGGTCGATCTTGCCGTCCTCGCCCTTGAGGAACTTGCCGAGAACGTCGGCCAAACGGTCCCCGCAGTTGCCCTCGGGGTACTCCCGCTTGATTACGCTCCCGTCGCTCGGACCTTTCACCTTGGACTTCTTGGACTTCTTGGACTTCTTGGACTTCGTTGCCGTCGCCATCGCTTTCTCCTTTTCGGCCCGGTTCTTCACCGGTGCCCTTGTCGAGACAAAGATAGATCGAACCCATTTTCGGTCCATCTTTGTCTCGGATGTTTGTTACATTTCCTCTACTCGGTGCTTCCTCTCAAAGGCGGCGGGCCTCCCCCCACCTTACGCTCTGCAGTATATCATAGCCCGACTCATCCCGTCAAGAGGCTATTCTTCGGGGCCCCCAAGGGCGTCACCACGAATGTCTTCCTCCGTCAGTGTAGATAAGGTTTTCTTCCCAAGATAAGTGGCCGACAATTCCCTAAAGATGTAGTCCACAATGGAAGTGGACATTTTTATTTTGTCGTTGCCGTCCACTGGCCCATTGGGTTCAAATCTAGTGTTTACAAACAACTTTGCAAAGGTTTCCAACGGCACTCCGTGTTGTAATCCTACCGATATGGCCATGGCAAAGCTGGCCATTATCCCTCTAAACGTAGCCCCTTGTTTAGAAGTGGTAATAAATATCTCTCCAAGGGTGCCGTCCTCATACTCTCCGGTTTGTATGTAGAGGGTATGCCCCCCTATTACGGCCTTCTGTATGTATCCTTTTCTCTTATTGGGCAGATTTCTGCGCTTCTCCTCCACCACGCTCTTCCCTCCTTTTCCTTTCTAGCCGTAATTTATGCCTCGATATTCTACTCCACAGGTCCCTTTTCTCTATTTCTTTTAAAACCTTTTCGGTCATGCTTGACATTCTATCGTTATTACACTTTGCACACGCGGACACGAAATTGATATAAAGGTTGGTTCCTGAGGTAGACAACGGCACCAAATGGTCTGCCGTCAAGGTGTTTTCCTCCCCTACCTCTAACACCAATTGCCTCCCACAGTGGAAGCAATTTCTATGTCCATGCTTCCAAAGTTTCTCTCGTACCGCCTTACGATTTGCCCTACCTCCTTTATATTTCTTATTAGCCCCCCTTCCCATTCGATCTTTCCGCCCCCCTATTTCTTACGCTGATGATGTAATGTTTACCGGTTTGGACACTTTCCAAATCGAAAGACCGCTCAGAGACCTGATTACAGTGAAACATTTCTCCAAACGCGGGGCGGCCCTCCTCGGGTTCGGAACATAGAGACCGCCTTACGTGTTGAAGCACCTTCAATATTTCCTCGCCTTCCATCATTCTTCCCTCGGTAAGAATACCAACGTTTCCATGGCCCTGGTGTACGCGACGTACATTAAATTAAACTCCTGCTCCAATTGCCATTCCTTCAAACCCTTGCCGAACGGCATGAGTTCCGGTTTTAGGATAAACACCCTCTTCCATTCTCTACCCTTGGCCTTGTGGACCGTGGATAAGGTCAATAATCCCTTTTGCGCATTGTCCGTGAACATACGTTTTATTCTATTCATTACGCCTTCCACCGTATGCTCACCGGCCTCTAAACCCTCCACGACGGAGCCTATGGCCTCTACCTTATCTAAGATTCGTTGAGCCTTGGCTTTCTTGTCCCTCATGATGAGCCTATCATACTCACTCCTTGACCATGAATGTAATCTTACTTCCAGTTCCGTTAGATTAGAGGCTCGCATTTTATTTATCAGGTCCACCATTCCCTTCCCGATGTCCGCCCCCAAGATTTGACACCCGATGCCCTCGGCCATTAACCTCATGGCCTCCTTCATCAAGGGAGCGTTTAACCTACAGAGTATCGCGTCCGTGGGGGCGTAATCCTTTCTCCTCCACTCGTCTGGCCTCAATACTTCTCCCTCCGGGGCGTCCTTATGGGCCTCAATATACGGCACCAACGTCTGAGCCAGCCGTACCACGGCCTGGGGGCAACGGAAGGACACCGTAAGGGGCAGCTCCCGGCAATTGAATTGCCGCATTATTTGATTAATGGAGTCATGGGACGCCCCCTGAAATCCATAAATCGCTTGTCTGGGGTCTCCGACAGCGATTAACCTTCCATTCCGTCCCAACACCTTCCGTATGATGTTCCTCCGCATGGGGTTCGTGTCCTGGGCCTCATCCACGAACACGAAGTCATTCCAATACATGTTCAGGTCCCATAAGGATGGGAGATATATCATATCATCAAAATCAATCTCCCCCCTTTCCGATCTCTTATTTGAATGTACGAGGAGGCCCATAGCCATTCGTATGCCCTCCTCCTCGCTTTCATACCCCCTATACCCGGACGTGGAGAGATCAAAATGATCAACTAATTCCCCCCACGTCTCGTGTTCCTTTGCCGATGGACCATCCGGGGTTCCCAAGCCATAGTTCTTGGCCAAAGACACCAAACTTGGTACGAATCCTGCATAGGACTTGAAATCCTCGTTGGAGGTTGACGCCTTAAATAAGGAGCGTACTTTGTCCCCCTCCACCTTTATCCCGGTTCCTCCATTCTTGAACTTATTTCCAATGGCCCTATACCCCACGGAATGGAACGTGGAAGCGTATATGTGGGGAGGAACCCTCCGCTGCAGTTCCTGGGCTATGTTCTTATTAAATGCGATTATTTGCGCCTTCTTATCCACCGGCACACCCTTAAGGGACTGCACCACGGTAGTGGTCTTCCCGCTCCCGGCCACAGCCTTCACGACCGCCGACCCATTACCAGATTCCACAAACTTGAAAACCGCTTTTTGATGCTCACTAGGCACGAAAATCATGCCGAGACCTCCTTCCCCCCGACCCTCACCTTTTCCCCCTTCTTCATTTTTCCCCGGAGAGCGTTCCTTAAATTCATGGACTTCTGTCCATTGTTTAATTGCCCCCACCTTGCGGCCAAGTCTATACCGTTTTCTTTAGCCACCTTCGACAACTTCTCTAAATCCAGGGCCCCGCCCGTCCTGGTCGCCCCGTCCATGGCCTCTGCTAAGCCATCCTCATTCTTAACCTTCGTTCTAGCCGGTTTGCTTACACCCACGGCCCTGGATGAGGCTTTCCTAACAGCCCCCTCCTTTCCTGCGTTCTTATCTGCCTCCTCCTCCAAACGGTCCATCCTCCCCGGGTCAAGAACGGATAGAGAGCTTCTTCGGATTCGGCCATCGCTATTGCTCCACACCATTCCCTGTTTACGCCACTCCTCTCTCTGCCACCCTACCGCGTTAACGAACGTAATCACGGTAGCAGAGTTTCCGTTATCCTTGCACACGTACCCAGGCTGCATCGTATTCATTTCAGCCACTATCTCTCCCCGCAACAAAACGTCTCTCCCCGCCCGCTCCTTCCGGTCCTCAATTTCCTTTTCCGCTGGAGACTGTTCGTCCGCTACGTTCTTCTTAGCCCGTTTCGCCATTCTCTTTTCTCCATTTCAAGATCGATCACCCGGCATCCCTTACGCCCCTGTGCACTAGCAATACCCAACACCATAAGCTTTGCCTGTTCCTCAGTGTACTTTCCTTCTACTAACACCTCTCCCACCATCTCCCTCGTCTTGCATGCTCTTCCACCCCACGTCCTCTTGTAAGCTATCCGCACCACCCACCGCCGCATCATGGTCTCATCCTCTACTGACATCTTATCACGGGCCGCGCCACCACGTCAAGGACGCCTTCACTTGACCAGCCTATATTTGGCCATCACGACCTGTCCACCCCTAAATTTTTGTATCCCCTCCATAGCTCCTTTCATGTTCGTTCCATTGGGGTCTATACCGGTCTCGTCATCATAAATAAAATACATATCCATCTCCTTTGGGAACGTTGCCTTCTTATACCTACGTGGCTTTCTTAAACTTCTGCCAGCCCCGTCCAGCCTCGTCCATTTTATCCCCATCAGTATTTCTCCTCTCCTTCCGGTTGAACTTCCGGCCATTCAATTTCCGTCCGCATAAGTTCCGCGAATTTATCTCTACACGCCTCCAGCGGCAACAACTTTATAAATACTTTTCTTATCTTGACAGGGGCGGCATCCTCCCCCTTCCCAAGAACGGCATACACCATCCTCGCCTGTTCCTTTACCCTCCCAGGCGGCATTATTTTCGCTAACTCCATCCAAAATTGGACCACCTGCCCTCTACGGAACACTCCCGCGTCCTGGGCCACCCCCCTATAATCTTCGTAAACTGCGTCCTTGGCCACCCACTCTGGCCACGGCTCATCCTCGGGTATGCGGCCCCAGGATTGAGCTCTAGGGACTATGTTCCCTTCCATTAACCTCGCTAGGTACCATTGTTCTACCGGAGAGGCCGTCGTTATCTTCTGCTCCACGAGCGCAGCCGTATCCGGTATCTTTCTTAAGTTTACCTCCGACAAGTCGCGTTTTAACAATAAGTCCATAAGCGCCTCCCTGCCGCCGCCGTCCATTTCCTCCAGAATGGCCCCAAAATAATCATGGTTTTGCATGAATTTTTCTTGCACGTCAAACACAGCAAACCGCCGTTCATCCATGCCCGCCGGTATGACCCACGCCTCGTTGCTCGCGATTATCAACCGTATGTAATTTGATACGGAGAAAACATCTTTTCCCTTCATCTCCACGTTTATGTCGGGCTCCGTTATCATTGCCTTTAACACGCCCGCGTGGGCCTTGTCTCCCGCGTAAAACGCCTCGTCCGCGAACACCAGCAGAGCGTCTCTAAGATGGGAGTTAAAATTGCCCGTCAGGTGCCGGGGATGGGACACTTGTATATAATGCGGCTGGCACATCTTTCCAATTTGGTTTGCGAACACCCCCTTTCCGGTCCCGCGCTTTCCTCTCAGCACCAATGCGACACCCGGTCTCCGCCCCGGATTTTGAAACAAATCTGCTATAAAAGACAATACCCACTCATAATGCTCTTCAACGCCCCCACACACGTTCTCTTTAACGTGATGCAGAAATTTAGTGCAATCCCCCTCTCGAGGCTTAGTACTGAATCCCTGCCATAAATTTAACGCCCCAGAAACGTCTCTGTCCGGGGAGAAAATCACTTGATCATACGTCGTTCTGTTACGCGACGTTAGCCACGCTTCCGCTACCGGCACCCATTTTACTTCTCCTTCCTTCTTACCGGGTATTTGTACAAATTTATTGCACATCCACGTCTTGAAATCCGCCACGGAAAGGAAGTCATACCTTTCCCGGTCATAAGTAGGGTCAAACGCCCTTTTCAACACGGCAGCTTTATTTCCTATCAATACTACCGCAAACTCCTCATTAAGTTCAGATATATGGTCCTCCTCAGCCGTTCCGAGGAAGGATTTGACCTGCAGGACCACCTCTTCCGGAAGATACTCTGCCAGCTTCGCCGCCCCAGTGAATTTCATTCCCCTAGCTGCCCGCCGGAGAGTGTCTTTCACTGCCCTCAGCCGGTCCCCCTTCTCCTCATCTCCCGAAACGTCACATACCGCCTCAATAAAAAATAATATCTGCTCCTCCGTCCATTTTATCCGGCAAAGCATCCCGGCCAGAGCCATGGCGGATTCGTGCCTCGCTCCCGCTGACCAGTATCTCCCTATCAGCGCCGCGGCAGCCAATTTCGATACCGCGGCGTATAGTACATCCACTTCTATTTCCGGAACATCCAGCCCGTTCTCATCTCCGTGGTCCTCAAACCTTATGCTTTCTCCCGTTTCATGGACCGACGGAGGAAACACTGTCTGGTGTCCATCGGACCTTAATTCCAGCAGCATGGCGCGCTTGCCGCTCTTTTTCGAGACGGGATCAGAAAATTTCCTGGTCTGGGCGAAAGGAAGGGTGATGTATGTATAGTGGGAACGGGGATTTCCTTCCCTTCCAAACACTCCCTTGGTCGGTGGCATGAATCTGGGGGCCAGTCTCGCCGCCTCGGGGCTGTCGAGGTCCACGTCCACCAGCCCGCCGGAGGGGGAGCCCAGCAATATTCCAAGGTTAAGATTGTCCCTTTCCCACCTCTTTCTAACCTCTTCCGGGTCCCCCGGCTTATTCCAATCATCCCCCACCGGGAGTTTTCCCTTAAAAGTTACAGGGACCGGGTACCATCCTTTTTGAATTACGCGGTCAACCTGTTCTAAAATTTCCTTATTTGAAGGCATTAAACCTCTCCGTCTGCCTGCTCCCATCCTCCGCCCACTATAACATCCTTTTTCGGGTCCACATGCGACACCCCCTCCACCAGCCCGGTTACTTCACGGACCGGTTCCAGGGTATGGGGGTCCAGGTACCCCAATAAATATGCATTTTCAAAATCCGCCTTTTTATATAAGTGAGCCACGCACCCCGGCACGTTTGATTTTAACACGAACAGCGCCCCGCACTCTAAGGAAGAAAATTTTACTGTTCGCTTCATCTCTGCTCCCCTCCCCGCTTCGGCAAGCCTCTAGCCACCGCCAAGGCCGTCTTGAACAAATCATTCCACATCCTGTACCTCAACACCGTGGGCTCGGTCCTGGTCTTATACCTCCGTGACACCGGCCAAAACTCCAGCACGAACGCCTTTCCTCCCGACGCCATGACCCAATAGTGTAACCTCTCTTTTTCCACCACCAAGAGGTGCGGGGCTTCCTTGAGAATCTTCTCCCTTAAATTCCTAACGGCCGCCTCAGCCTTAGACAAGATTTCCTCGCGGCCCACCCCCGTCTCCATGGAGCGATTCATTCAATGGCCCCCCTAGCGGTTCGCACATTTTTTCAACCGATTCACGTATTTCCTTTAATTTCTTATAACACTCCAGGCACACTCGTTCCCACTCGTTCCCGCCCTTCGGTACCCATTTCGACGTGCGGGAGTCATGGTCCGCCCCACATCTTTCACACCGGGCCACCCACTCTCGCTTTTTTGCCTCCTCACACTCCTCTCTGCTAAGCAACGGCGTGTACCAAGATGCGCCATGCCCCATTACAAAATGAAAGCGACTCCCGTGTATGCTCCCCCCATCAGTCCCGGCGCATATGGGACGGTCCGGCCCCCACTCCTTTATATACCAAATCAAGCCATCGCATCGTTCCGGGACCACCTTGTGACAATTGTTACACGTCTCCCTCATGCCCGTCGAGCGGTTCATATTCTATCCCTCAGCGTAAGTCCGTTTCGGCGAGGGCGGGCCCATTTCGAAAGGTCTCTTCCCCGCATCCATCTGGACGTTCCCACCGCGCTCCGCCACCGGCCCCTTAATCCACGGAGCCATGCCGCGCTTCTCCAACGCCACAGCCAAGGCTTCCGCCGCCATGACTGCCGTAAATAAATCCGACGCCAACTCCTCGTCGCTCCGGACTTTTTCTCTCCCCATCTGCTGCACTGCCATCAACCCCGCCACTTCCGCCATGTACGTCCCCCGCGTATAACAATTAATCATTTCCCCTCCTTGTCCCTGCGCCTAATGCGAGAAATCTTAATGCGGCGGCTGTGTAAGGCCCGCCTAACCTCTTCCTCGCTCCCCGTCATCTGTTCATCCCGGCACCTTGAACATACCCCGTCTATCGCATACTTTGGGGCCACGTGCCCGGACTGGCACTCCACACCATCATAGAACATTGCCCATCCACTCGATACCGCCTCTTCCCTAGTAGCGGGGAGCCTATATTTGATCGCCATCTTCCTCTCCCCTGGCCATATCCGCCAACCACTTGAATCCCACCAAAGCCGCCCCCGGGACCACGGCCAGTATGGCCCCCCACGTCAGGTCCCTCGATAGAGCCTCAATCCCACACGCTAGATAACCGCAGACGCTGGCTCCCAGGAACGGGACCATTATGATCACCCCGGTCACGTCGCCCCGTCTCGCGCACCTCACCATTCCTCCCCCAGACACCATAAACATCACCGGCATCATGACCAGCGCTGTCCCTATCACCTCCACTATTTTCTCCTCAATTCCACCCGGAACGGGGCCCCGGCCTTAATCCAAATCGGAAATATCAACTTGAACGTTATCTCCAAGACCTCCTCCTTCTGGAAGTCCAACATCTCGCTCTCCGTGCGCCCTATTTCTTTATCTCCGGCGTCGCGGATTATCGCCCAGGACAAAACCATCACCCTTTTCGACCCCTTCATTTTCACCGTCACCGTCTTTAGGTACGTGTCCTCATGCACCCTCATCCATCCATGGCCTGGGCCGTCCGTGACGATGCCGGGCCGTCCGCTCACTTTTTCCCCCTCCCCCGCACCCGTCCGCAGGCTTCCATCAGGTCCACCCGGTCTTGAAGGATCCTTTCCACCGCCGCCCGTGTTTTATCGTCCTCCGCTTTTACGATGGTCCCGCCCACCATCCACCCAAAAAATAAGGCCAAGGGAGCGGCTACCGCCCACCATTTCCACCAGAAAAGATAATCGTCATTCATTTCCTCTCCTCCAAAAACTCGGCCCAGGCCCTTGTCCGTCATAGGGCTCGTACTTAGTCATCACGGATCTCCCTGGCGTTCCTGAGCATCCCTTCCGCAAACGCGATGCTCCGGTAAACTTCATTTCGTGAACGGATGCCCCCAAGGGCGTCTGCGCCCATTGCATCAACCACAATCCGTAGAGCGGAGAGAATAGCGGCCATCGCGTCAATATCAATCTGGCGCCCGCTATTCATCGTGGACCTCCCCGGCGGCGAGCATGGCGGACCATACGTCCGATGGATAGTACGTCCTGGATGCTTGCCTATCCCCGCCAGCAATAAGCATCTTCTCCGTCGCCTCCATCGGCACCACGGCCCAGCCAGCGGCGCGGAGGGCGCAAATAAAGGAACGTGCTTGGTCCGCAGTATCCATATAGGGAAACGTTCCCGCCATTTTGTGAGGCGTATTAAAGATAGCTTTACTTCCGATCTCCACCACCTTCTCGAAGTCGCTCACGTCTTCCTCCTCTCGTGCTTCACGCGCCAAACTATCCATGTCGCTTACCTCTTCTCCTCGCCTCCTCGACTAAACCCATGTCTTCCTCCTCTCGCCCCCGGCCCCTTTCGCCTCCAGCCATGTACAAGCTTGGACTTGCCTTTAGGCTACTCAGGGCCGAGGGCTTTGGCTGGACTTATGCACTAGCTCCAGCCTAGCCCATGCCGGACCGCTATTTTTTGTAGCAAGATGAAACAACGAACCAAACCATAGAAGAGCCCCCATAAACAATGACCCAAGAAACAAAGACCTTGGCCATCTCCTCAACTGAATTCGGCTGC